ACCGACGATCCTATTCTGGTTGTCAGCATCCAGATGATCAGCCATGACACCAGTGCGCTCTTCCCGATCCCCCGTCCAGACGACACGGCCCGGCGCAGCGTGTCCATGTCCACCTGCCCCTTGTTCTTCTTGATGTGCGCCGTGATCACCCGCAGTGCGCGGCGCTGCCATGCTCTGGGCCCCTTGACCTTCTCGAGGGGTGTGTTCTTCTGCCCCCACGGGAACGCGAACAGGACGAAGCTCTCGGGGTCGTCGGCCAGCATGGGTGACCACAGCCGAGTCATCAGTGACTGCTCCTCCTCCGCCGTGTAAATGGGCTTCTGCATCAGTTGTCCTCGTTGGTCAGCCGAGGGGTTACGTCCTCGATGTCCGTTAGCTCCACCACCCGACTGTTCGCCGCCTCAAGCGCCGACAGGATGCTGATCGACCCGCCCACGTCGATGGTCTTGGTCTCGCCGTACACCTTCCGGTTGTCCGAGCCCATCAACCACTTCCGAGTGTCGATGCGTAGCCTTGACCGCTGAACGTCCTCCATCGAGTCGTCCGCATCGGCAATCTCGATGACCTCACCGGCCCAGTGCTCGGTTCTCAGTTCTTTGGCCTCTTTGTAGAGGTTGTGCCGCTCGGGGTCACGCTTGACCCACTTGAGGAACGCACCGGCCTTGAACCCGCGAAAGTCGTCGTTGAGCACCTGGGTGAGCGTCTTGCCCGATGCCATCTCCTCGAGCACACGGATGAACATGGACTCGAACTGCGTCTGTACGAGTTCTTGTCGCACACGAGCTTGCTCAAGTGTGCGAGGTGGTGGTTCAGTAGGCGGGGTTGTCAGCCAGTCCGGTAATGTGACATTGGCGCCTACAGATTGGTCGATTGATTTGTCCATAGTACATGTGACTGTATCAGAAAGGTGGGTATGTGCAAGGTTTGAGGGTGTCATGAGGGGGAGTGAGTCAATGGCTGACCTGATGTTTTGAAAAAATTTTCAAATTGTTCACGGGTGCTCCGCAACCACTACGCCCATGCGTCGGCCCTCCCCCACCCCCTGAATCTGGTTTCAATCCCCAAACTCAATGACTCACTCACTCAATGACTCGCTGTGACAATTGTGACAACCCCCCTTGGACACTGTCACAGCGTCACAAGTAGGCCAATGGATCACTTGATGTAGGCCAATGGATCACTTGATGTAGGCCAATGGATCACTTGATGTAGGCCAATGGATCACTTGATGGTGTCTCAATGGATCACTTGATGGTGTCTCAATGGATCACTTCGAGGGGCTGTGACAATGGCGTCTTACGCGCGATGGATTTTTAAGGCTATATATATTCATTGACTCATTTATTTTCATTTCCCCGTTTTCCCGTGTCTATTTATCGTTTTGTAGGTGCCATTGTCACAACGAACCAACTAAGCCACTGACTATTTACAGAATTTTCTATCTTTTTGCATGTAAGCCATTGACTTAGTAAGCCATTGGCCTATACTTCACATCGTCATCAACTAACCCGTCAAAGGCAAACATCATGAAAATCACAGCTCAAGACTTCGCACAACTCGAAGCAATGGTCAAAACTAAAGACACCGATTTTTATCGCTCACGTTATGCAGCTGCAGGCTTGAGCACAACTCGCTATCAATGGGACCTAGTGCGTGCGAGTGGCGCTATGTCTTTCGTGTGTGACGTGCTCTACAAGTACCTGAACGACTCGCACATTCAAACGGCGCTCAATCGTATTGTTAAACCCTTGTAACCCTGTAAACGTAAGGAAACACATCATGCAAGTAATCACACTAACCAAGCGCGTAGCCGAAGCTTTGGCCGGCTCAGTCACCCAAACTACCAAAATGCCATGCAAGTCGTATAGTTTGCCTACGGTAGCCTGCAAAACAGGTTTTAAGATGGCGCAGTTGCCGGGCTCGATATGCGCATCATGCTATGCCATGAAAGGCAATTACCACATGTACGCGGCCAACATCGAGCCAGCACAGCATGCCCGGCTAGATTCAGTGATGCAGGCTTTGGACAATGTCGACTACGCCGTCGCATGGGTAGATAGCATGGCTGCACACATCGGCACGGATGCTGAGTTTCGCTGGCACGACTCGGGTGATTTGCAGAGCGTAGACCACCTGCGCCTGATTGCTCGCGTATGCGATGCAACACCTGATTGCGCACATTGGCTGCCCACTCGCGAGTATGCGATGGTTAAACAGTACATAGAACAGTTCGGAGCGTTGCCGGCCAACCTCGTTGTGCGACTCTCTGCCATGTACGTCGACAAACCTGTGATTGTGCCTGCTAGCTTGCAGAATGTACCGGGTGTTGAGGTTTCCAACGTCCACAAAAACAGCGCCCCGGTTGGTCAGGTTTGCAGCGCTCCGGCGAATGGCGGCAAGTGTGGCGACTGCCGGCTGTGCTTTGGTCGTACTGGTGCCGTTTCGTATGCTTTCCACTAAGGGGAGGTTTTATGCGCGAATGGATCGATGCCGTAATTTTCGGACTACTTATTTCTAGCCCTTTTATCGTTCAAACAATTTGGGAGTTAATCAAGTGAAATACACATTCATAGCCCGTGGTAAAGAATTCTCGGACATCGGGACCGTTGACTATACACCGTTGATCTATACCGCCGGCACAGTCACCCACCGGTTAGCGTTACACCATGAGACCGGTGAGTTACCTGTAAGTTATAAACAATGGGCAGTCAGTCACCCTACCATTGGCGCCAAAATATTGAACGTCACCGGCAGCTATAAGGGGATGCCGTGCTCATCGGCTAGGTTAGGTGTACGCGAAGCTCGTATGCACGCCATCGCGTGCTTGGATGCCATGCTCGAGCGTATCGGGTCCGACAAATTCAACGCCACCATAGCGACTCAATTGGACCGACTCGACAATTCACAGCGTGGGGGTGATGTATGACGAACACGCCACCGGCTTGGACTCTTAAGGGGACCGAAATGATACTTTCTACATTGACCACGGCCGAGCGGGAGCGCCTCGCCTACATCGAGGGCTACACAGAAGCGGCTAACCTGCTGGCCCGCTTGGACGATATGCACCACGCACTCGCACAGGCCACAATCGACTATGAGAATCTAACCCTAGACGCTAACCATATGCGCCGGCGCTTGGACTCACTGGGGGAAATATGCTAACCATCGCAGCTATCCTGGCCGCCATCATCACAATCATTCTGGGACTATGAACATGACCACCGAACAAACAAACACCATATCGGACCGTATCCGCGCACTTCAGGACCGGCACAGTATGACCGACGAACAATGCGCCGAATACCTCGGCGTGCCCATTCACACGCTGCGAAACTGGCGCACAGGTAAGCGCATCCCTGCTGCTGTGGTCTACCGCCTACTCGACGTGCTTGGCATGGTAGAGGCTATCAGCCCATCGTTGCACAGCCATTTAATCCCGGCTAAAGGGTAAGCCCCACCGGACATTAAAAAGGGCCCTACGGGGCCCTTTTGCTTTAGTCGTCCATTGTCTCGGGGTCGTATCCCTTGATCAGTTTGCGCCCGCTGTACTTGCTGCCAGGCGTAGCCGCTGCTATGCGGTAGATGTAGTCCGCATGGCGCTGCTTGGCCTTGAGTACCTTCAGGCGGTAATCGGCGAACATGGTCCCCAGGCTCGGGTTGAGAGCCCAGACCATATGCTGCTTATTCGGTTCGTCTTCCAGCTTGACCACCCAGCGGGCAGCCTCGAGCGTATCCATCGCGTCGGCAATCATCTGCTGCTTCTGCCAGTCCGTTTTCCCTTCGAGCGGTCGACGTGCTGACCGTTTGATGTCGCGCAGGTTGACCGTGAGCTTATCGGGCGCCGTGTGAATCACCCAGTCCGTGACCCACTGATCGAACGACTGCACATCGGTCATGCCCACTGTATGCACCGCATAGCGCACCGCAGGGATGACGTACCCGCGCACCAGATCAATAGCCCTGCGTACCGTATCGGCGCCCACCATCGGCGCGAATGGGGCGTCCATCAGGTGCAGGATCAGGATCAGGCGGCCGGTGGTGCCCTCGAGCTTACCGAACGCGGTCATAAACTCGACAGACGACTCCAGCACCCTCTCATCCTGTTTGGCATCCTCATACCACGATTGGAACTCGCGGAACACATCGTAAGCCTCGGGTGAGAGCTTATAGGTCATCTCGGGCAGGCTGTAAATGATCCGTAGGGTCTGCTCCCACTGCGCCGCATGGGTCAGGTACTCGGGGATGGGCTCTCCCCTCTTGGTGGCGTTGGATCGCAGGATGGCAGGGATGAACCGTTGCAGCAGCCCATCGGCGCTCAGATTGGCCATGCTAGCCCTGAACACCGCCGGCTGGATGTTGCCGTATATGCTCACGGCCAGATTGTCCGCATGGATCGATCCAGCCCCCACGCGGTCCATGTCGTAGGCTTCAGACTCATACGCCTGCACCCACGCGCTGCGGTCCTCGCCGCTGGTCTTGTCGGTGATCTTCTTGACCCACCCGGCCATCTCATCGAGGTAACACAGGATGCCCCTCGGGCGGTCGGCTGCGATACGGATCAGTTTCTGACTGGTGATGTCCATAACCGTGAACTTGAGCGGCACGGGCTGCGGTGGCAACTCGCCCACCTCGGGCGCCTGATCGCCCGACAGCATCGCCTCGGGTGACGCGCTGAAGTCCAGAAACGCCTTCATGGCTGACCCGTGGGCGGCCTCCTGGCCCTGCCACTCGAGCAGCGCCTTAGCGAATCGGGGCTTATCCTCGGCCTCGATACCTTTGAGCGGGGTCAGCATGGGCTTGCTGCCTGGGCTCTTCTTGTCGGCCGGGTTACCCAGGGTCATCAGCCAGAGCACGGGCGGTACTTGGAAACCCGGCATCAACTCGAGGCGGATGCGGGCATCGACCACAGCGGTAA